CACCCCCATAATAGGCTTGTCAATACCCTTTCTTCATGTCCACGCAACTATTTTCTCGTCACGCCGCGCCCATGCCCGGCGAACCCATGCCCCAGCTACCCCCGCGCGTTACACCGCCTCCCCTTATATAGAGGCAGGGTGTTGACTAGCCTTTTAGGCCAGCGCAGCGCAGCCGGGCCGTTAGGCGGGCCGATAGGCCACGCCGCGCTCTGCCACCAACCCTTATTCCACGAAGCCACTAACCAAGGCCTTACCGCCTCTCGTCGCCTTGCCCAGAGGGCAACGCCTTTGACTTGGTGGCCATGCTGGGGGGTGTGGGGTCTGAGGGGAGGCCTTTGACGTTGCCTTGCGCCCAGCCCAGTCTAGTCAAGAGCACGGTCGGCCACCTGCTGACAGCCTAGAGAGGAGGGGAGGTCCCGGCAGTGCCTCAAGCCTCAAGGGCGAGCGATTTTTACATAATCCTAGGGGTTGCCCAAGCGGCCCAAGCGACACCGTGCTATCGTTGTCCTCTCCCGTGCCCTCCTCGGCACTGCGCCTTGTGCGCTGCTACTATGGGCAATAGTGGCGCGCCTGTGCTCAGACGCGACTGAATGTGCATTGAGTCGCACGTGGACGTCCTGCCGGGCCACGATCAGCGCTGCTCTGTGCTCTGGACAGCCCAGGTGTCCTGTGTTCACAGGTCTGACACGACTATGGGCAATAGGAGTTCCTTTTCCTACGGGAGAAGATGGCATTACTGACTACCTCCTCCTTTCCATGACCTCCCGAGAAAGGGTATTGACATTATTACGCTTCGTGATACACTCTCCTCGTGACGTGGGGTTCGCGACCGCTGGCTGGGGAGTGATGAGTGATGACCGAGGAGCAGCTCACGGAGATCGAGGCGCGGGCGGAGGCGGCGTCGCGGGGGCCGATTGCTCAGGCCTGGTGCGCACCTTTTGACGCTGCCTTCATCGCCCATGCCCGGGAGGATGTGCCGGCGCTGGTGGCGCTGGTGCGGGAGTACCGGGCGGCGCTTGATGCGGTGTTGGATGCTCTCGCCAAGGCGGCTACCGCCGGAGGGTCGAATGAGCATGTCTGACGTCCCCCAGTCTCGCAAGCGCCCGCCCTCCAGTCGCCGGGTACCGGGTGTCCACAGTGACATCGTGAGCTACTCGTCGCCCAAGGGGTTGCGGGAGTTGGTGGACACGGCGGCGGAGGCTGCGGGGTGTAACCGGAGCGCGTGGATCGTGGTAGCGCTGCAGGATCGGCTGGCGCGGGAGGGTTGGTGGGTGGATGCGGCGACGGGGGAGCACTTCCGGGAAGAGGGAGTTGCCCCGCAACTCATGGGAAGTTCCGGGAACTTGCCGGAGGGGGCGACACGGCTGCCGGTCCTAGAGGCGGCGCCGGAGGAGCCAAAGCAGGTGAAACAGTTCGCGGCGGGCGGGAAGGTAGATGACTGGCGGGCGGCGGCGGCGGGGATAGACTGGGAGGATGATGACCAGTGATAAACTCCGTCGTCCTCGTCGGGAGGATTGTCTACGACCTGGAGCTGGAGCGGGTGGGGGCCAAGGGGACCTTGAAGTGCGGGGTGCGGCTGGCGGTGGACCGGGGGAAGAAGGGGCCAGGGCAGCAGGCGGACTTCATTGAGGTGGTGTGCTGGGGCAAGACGGCGGAGAATCTGGTGAAGTACATGCGCAAGGGGAGTACGATTGGGGTGACGGGGGAGCTGCGCAGTCACAGTTGGCAGACCGAGGGGGGGGAGCGGCGGAGCAAGCTGGAGGTCTGGGCGAACCAGGTGCGCTTCATGGACACTAGAACGGCGGCGGAGCGGGACAAGGCGCGGGAGAACGCCGGGGGCCCGGGGGCGATGCCGGCGGCGGCCGGGGAAGGTGAGGGGGCGAGTGTCTGGCCGGGGGTGCCGGAGGACGCGATAGCCGAGGAACCGCTGGGCGAGGACCCGGAGGCGAAGGAGGAGTAGGCTGTGGGACAGGTGACCATCAAGCGCAGGTTGAAGGTGCCGACGGGCGACATCCTCGTCATGTCCGGCGAGCGGGGCGATCTGGAGATGCTCTCTCTCGGGGACTATGGCAAGGATCACAACCTCAAGGCCGACTTTATGGGACTGGAACGTCACCTCGACCAGGTGCGACACACGACGTTGCTCCCCCTCGAAGAGAAATGGGTTATCACCATCTCAACGCAGTATGGCTGCAGCATGGGGTGCCCCTACTGCGACGTGCCGAAGGTGGGGGCGGGCCGCAATGCCACACTGCACGATCTGCAGCAGCAGGTGCTGACGGGCCTGTGGCTACATCGCGAGGTGACCAGCACCAAGCGCCTCAACATCCACTTCGCCCGCATGGGCGAGCCGACCTGGAACCCGGCAGTGCTTGACTGCGGCAAGTGGCTCAAGGACCACGTGGACCCCGAGTTCAACGTGCATCCGGTGGTCTCAACCATGATGCCCAAGCACAACGAGTGGCTGAAGACGTTTATCCACACCTGGATGCGCCTGAAGAACCGGGTCTACGGTGGCAACGCTGGCCTCCAGTTGAGCATCAACTCCACGCAGGACGCGGAGCGCAAGTTCCTGTTCAACGGCAACGCCCACGACCTGCTAGGCATCTCCCGCCTCATGGAGGGCATCATCCCCATGGGGCGCAAGATCACACTCAACTTCGCGGTCGCCGGGTACGAGATAGAACCCGACGTGTTGTTGCGATACTTCGACCCGGCGCTGTACGTGGTGAAGTTGACGCCTATGCACAAGACGCAGCGGGCCGCCAAGCATGGCATCGCGACCGCCGGGGACTACACGCAGTATTACCCCTATGCTGAACATGAGGGGGAACTCAAGGCGGCGGGCTACGACGTGCTGGTCTTCATCGCGTCGGCGGAAGAGGACCTCGGGCGCATCACCTGTGGCAATGCCATCCTGTCGGGGACGCTGCCCGAAGTGGAGTACGAGGAGGTCGCGATCTGATGGACGGCCTGGCTGAGTGGACCTTCGAGGACCATAACCCCGAGAGGCGCTGCCCGCTCATCTTCAGGATAATGGTCTACGACATCCCCATCAAGGTGGGTGACATCGTTACGGTAACCGTGGGCGACCTTGCCATGCGGTACAAGGTCACCTTCGCAAGACCATCTGAAATGGCAGGTCAACTGGCTACCGCCAAACTGCAGAGGGAGGGCGACTGATGGACGCAGCGAGTTGGTGGTGCGGTTTCGGGGCGGGGTTCGTGGTGTGCTTCTGGGCGACGATGGCCCTCGGGCAGTGGGCGCAGCGGAGGAAGGCGGCTAGGCATGGTAGCTGATGGTGACACCCCACCTGAGGACGTAGCTGAGCAGGTGATGGTGGAGGCCTCTCAGCAGGAACTCCTCACCGAGTCCACGAAGCAGGTCGCCTACGAGGCCGCGAAGGCCCGCCGCGCCACGCGCCAGGCTGAGCAGGAGGTGAAGTTGGCGAAGCGGGCGGAGGCCTCCCGCCAGACCGAGGAGTTGCGGGCGGCGGCTTCGGCGGAGAAGAACAAGGAGTACATGCAGAAGGTCCGGGTTACCTGGGCCTTGCTGGGCCAGGACTGCCAGCGGACAGAGCAGGCCCTCGGGTTGCGACCGGGACTCCTGGAGGTGTGGAAGGAACGCCGCGCCCCGGATGGCGTGGCCTGGGAGGAGTTCGCCGAACGCCACGGTCTCACGAGCGCGGATTCGCTGTTCGAGGTATTGGGGCCACAGGACGAGTATGCCTTTGCTGTCCGCATCACCAGGGCGGCGCAGAAGCTCATGGGGTCGGCGATGCTGGTGCTGGACGAGGGGGCGCTGTACGACGATAACGGCCAGCAGGTGAAGGAACTCTTCACCTACGACAAGCAGCGGGTGCAGATCGGGGGACTGCGGCCGCGGAACTTCGCGGAGGCCACGGCGGGGGTGAAGGCCCTGAGTGGCATCCTGAAGGAGCAGTTCGAGGGTCTGCGGAACCTGTCGGACATGGAGGCGGCCCACGACCGCGAGCGCATGGACATGGTGAAGCAGTTCGGGCAACTCGTGCAAAGACAGTTGGGCGTGGAGGCCTGGCAGAAGATCATGGGGGGGGGGGGGGCGGACGGGCTACTCGGCGAGGCGAAGCCGCAGGAGGGTGGCGCCGGGCCGGAGGTGCTGGAGATGACGGTGGAGGCGACAGCAGAGGATGGAGACGACGATGCCTGACAAGTACGACCGGGCGGCCGAAGAGTTCGTGGGAGTGGCCAGGTCAGCGCTGGCTATCATCGCCGAGAGTCATGGTATCGCGCCGTCGGAGGACAGGATACCGCGGGAGATTCTCGTTGACGAGTTGGCGGACTCCCTTCAGGAACATGCGGCGCCGTGGTTTGACTGGGATGGGTTTGCAGAAGCAGTACGGAAAGAGAACGAGAGGGGCGAGGATGATGAGGAGTAGGATGTTGTGTGGGATGCTGGTGTTGGCAGCCGGGCTACTCCCTACGTTGGCGGTGGCCGACCCGGTTCCGAAAGATGATCCGTTCCAACAGTGGTACCGAACGTACTACCGGGACGCGAAGCAGGGCATCGGGCCGATGTGGCACAAGGCCGACGAGGCACGGGGCACGGGTTCGTTCGAGAGCGGGCGCTTTCGGCCGCGCGGCAAGTGGTGCCTGGAGTGGTGGAGTTGGCCTGCGGTAGGGCGCGGCGGCATGTTCTCGCCATGGTTGAACCGCAGCGACGACCGCCTCACCCATGTGGTCAGGACCGCCGGAACTGACTATGGGGTGAACTGGCTGGCGAACCCGAAGGCGGGGGCGACGTACACGTTGTCGGTTATCGCTGACTACCGGGAGAGCTGGCAAGTCATTCTGTGGGAGTGGTGGTAGGGATGACCGCCACGCCTCGCGAGTTCCTGCTCGGCCTGATCGCCGCTACGACGCGCACGGGTGGTCTGCGCTGGAAGGCCTTCGGGCTCCCCTGTGGCACCGTCTACACGGCGACGCTGCGGAGTGAGGCTGGGCGCCTGCGCGACGGCCCGGGCAAGGCGACCATCGTGGCCCTGGGCGTCAGCCCCGACGGGGACCCGTTGGACCTGTGGCTGCGGGATGCGCGACAGAGGCCACGCTGGGACGCCTATGCGCTGCCGCTGGACAATTGTGGGGCATTGCCTCAACTCCTCACACAAGCCGTCCAGGAAGCGACTACACGCCCCGCTGTGGTGCCCCTGAGTGGCGAGGTCGGTGAGGCGGCGACACTGGCGCTGGAGGCGGTGCTGGGGATGTCGTTGGGTGAGTTGGACCGGGAGTAGAAAGGGTCAGGCAGATGGGCAATAGGGCCGATTGGGAAACCATCGAGGTTGAACTCGTCATAAGACGTACAGACAAGCCCGACGTGGAGAGGTTCATCATCTCGATGTACGGCCCAGATTCCGAGGCCATTGACGAATTGCGAGAGAGTTTTGGCGATGACTTCCCCGGCTTAGAGGTAGAAGGGGACCTGGAGCCGCGTGGCGACTGGCAACCGCGCTTTCCGCCTGTCGTTGACACCGATGCCTGACTGGTGTACCATGTTCACGCTCAACCTTGGTTGTTGATGCGCCGAGGCCTCGATGAAAGTCGGGGCCTTTGCGTTTGCCATTGAGGACCCGCCGCTGTAGCATCAGGCCAGAGGTTCAGTCTGGAACCTCCCCCAACCTAGCGGCCCACCACCACAGCGCATTGACCCCGTACCCTCCCGGCGGGGTCTTTGCGTTTCTCCCCCTGCTCCACCTCCGGTTGCGATTGAGAAGCCCCCTCGTACACTACAGGTGTGCCCAGACCGCCGAAGACCTCGTGGCAACCACGAGCGCGAACTAGCACGCAGAACCTTACGGGCCGCACCAGCCCCGTGGAGCTTCGCGCCGGGAGCCCCGTAGTCAACCCCGAGGCCTCTCGCGGCAGCCGGGGTGGGGCGGGAGCCTCGTCGGGCGCGGACCTCGCCGCCTGCCTGCGCCAGATGCAGGCTGAGGGTGGCGTTCATTCCGGGGCGCGGTACTACGAGGAAGACCCCGTAGCCTGGTGCCTGGAGAAGCACCCCCACATCGAAAGCAAGGACCGGGCGCTGGTGCCCTTTGTGCCGTGGCCCTTTCAAGAAGCGATCATGCAGTACGTCTGGGAGGGTCGGCGCTGCATCATCGAAAAGGCCCGGCAGCTCGGCGTCAGCACCGCCATCTGCGTGGCCTTCGCCCACCTGCTGCTCTACCGCCATGCCTCCACCGGCGTCCCCTGTCATGGCCACATCTTCGCCAACACCGAGGACGTGGCGCTGGACAGGCTCCTCGGTACCTGCAAGCTAGCGTTGTTCACGGCCGACCTGACCGAGGAGGAACGCAACCGCCTGGAGGGGGCGCACCCCAACTTCAAGAACAACGAGATTCGCTACAACAGCCCCTATGCCCGCAACTACCTCCGCGCCCATACCAGCAACGAGTCCGCCGGGCGGTCCTTCGACGGCAACGCGATCCTCCTGGAGGAGTTCGCCAAACTCAACGCTGCCAAGCAAATCTGGACCAACATCCAGCCGATGGTGCAGGACCTGGAGAAGGCTCCGGTCTTCGTCGTCTCCACGCCCTACGGGGCCGACAACTTCTTCACCGAGTTGTGCGACAACGCCGAGGACGTGGGGCTGACCTACCTGCCGTTTGATTGGCGGTCCCGACCCGGACGCGACGAGGCCTGGAAGGCGCGTAGCCAAGCCGCCCTCGGCATCACCGAGGGTGAGTGGGACCAGGAGTTCGACTTGCACCGTCTGACCGACGGCTCCAAGGCCATCAACATGGAGGGGCTGCGAGCGAAGGCTGCCATTACCGCCAACCCCGGGGACCAGCCGCTGGTCGGCCACCGCTACGCCAAAGGCATTGATCTGGCCGGTTCGGGCGGCGACGAGTGTGTCTGCACGGTGGTTGACGTGACCGGCGACCCCGCGGTGACGGTCTTTCAGAAGGCCCTGCCGCCACAGTCCGCGCCGGAACGGATCGCCAGCTTGAAGGAGTTCGACCGGCGCTGGCCGGGACAGTGCTTCGTGGATGGCACGAACGACACCTCCGTGCCCGGCATGATGCAGTCCCGGACAGTGGTGGCGGTGCGGATCGGCAGCGGGTCCTTCGCCAGCGAGCGGGTAGACAAGGGCGATCATCTGAAGTGGCGCTGCATCCCCCGCAGCAGTCTGAGATCGTGGATGGTGTCACACCTGGAGACGGGGCGGCTGGTGGTCCACGAGGATCGCTTCCGGGAATTGTGGCGCAGCCTGGACACGGCGGTCATTGCCATCGGCAAAGAGGGCGGCAAGGCGAAGCGGCGGGGCCGTTTCGTGGACCGCTTCGACAGCCTGATGTTGGCCAACCTGGGAATTGCGCGGCGCTTGCGGGAGGGGAACATGGCGGGGCGGAAAATGACGGGGGTTGCGTCCAGCAGCGGACTCAACAGCATCCGGGGGCGAAAGTGGTAGGAGGTGCCATGCACCTCAACGGATAGCAACGAGGTGAGTGAGATGGGAAGTCCCTGGGAGAAGGTCCGGCCGACGCCGCAAACACACGCGCTCACGACCCGCGGTCCTCAGAGCCTAGCCGTGGTGGGTGATGGCCCGTCGGCGTCTGCCACGCTGAAGCCGGGCAGCATCACCGTCCCCAGCGTGCGTTACCCAACTTACTCCAACATCCGTTGCCCGGATGACCTCCCGTCGGCCATGCCGGGCCACCTGCTCGCCGCCGCCGCTCCGGTCGGGTCTCAGGCCCGCACTTCCGGTACGCCGCCCACCGGCAACCGGGGCGTCACCGGCCTCGACGTGCGCAACGGGCGCATCATGCAGGAGTACAACACTGACCTGCAGACGCTCTCCACCCGCATGATCGCCTACGAACAGATGCGCCGCAGCGACCCGGCCTTCGCCGCCATGGAGGCGCTCATCACCCTCCCGGTGCTCCAGGCCCAGTATCGCGTCGTCGCTGGTGATGATACGGCCTTCGCGGACTTCGTGGAGTGGAACCTCAACGATGGTCTCACCCATAGCCTTTCGCAGACGCTGCGCACCGCGATCCTCGCGGTCATGTATGGCTTCTCCTGGCACTACAAACGCTTCGAGCAAAAGCCGCAGGGCTACTGGGGTTGGCGGTCCTTTGCCGAACGAGAGCGAGCGACCGTCTACCAATGGAAGTTCGACGGCGACGGGTCCTTCGACGGCCTCGTGCAGTACGGACGGGACCCGGCGACTGGGCAGATGGTCACGACCGACTATGCCACGGACGAGTTGATCGTCTGGACGTGGCGCGGCGAGGCTGGCAACCCCGAGGGCATGGGGGCCTTCCGCCAGGCCTACAAACCCTACAAGTACAAGGAAGCCTTCGAGGAGTTCGCGGCCATCCGCATCGAGCGCCAGGCGTGCGGCCTCCCCATGGCTACCGGCCCGGAGATGGGTTATGACGAGACCGAGGAGCAGAATGTCCACGAGCAACTTAGCAACCTACGGACGGCGCACGACGCGGGCATTGTGGTGCCGAGTGGCTGGACGGTCGAGTTCCTGGACCTGGGCGGAGCTGACGTGCCCTTTGAGAGCCACATTGAGCGCCAGCACAGCGCCATGCTTCAGACCATCCTGGCCCAGTTTGTGGGTCTCGGGTCGGGCGGCGACAGTGGGGCCTATGCCCTCTCCCGCGACAGTTCCAACCTCTTCCTGATGTCCCTGGAGGCCATCGCCGACTGGATGTGTGAGACCTTCAACCGCTATGCCATTCCGCAGCTCGCCGGGTATAACGGCGCGGTGGATGGCGAGAAGATGCCGAAACTCGCGCATGGCAAGGTCGGCGTCCGGGACATGGATCGCTTCACCCGCGCCATCCGCAACGTCTTTGACAGCAAGGTCGTGCTCCCGCCCGAGGTGGACGCCTATGTGCGCGAGGAGTTGGGGCTCCCGGAGGCGACGCAAACCACGGCGGACGTCCCCGGCAACCCGGCCAACGACACGGGCAGTCAGGTCAACGACGAGGAGGCGGCGCCGATGCGCCAGGCGCCGCCAGTGGTTCCGGTGCCTGTGCAGGCCGCTCCAGGAGCGTAGGGTGCGCCAGTTAGATTTTGCGTCACAGTTGCTCAGGGTTGACGTGCAACCCCTTGCAATTGAAACGCAGACTTCTACTATGGGTGACAGTATGGGCGCTACACTGATCTACAACCGGGCGGATGAAGGGTACGGTGTCGCCAGGGCCGTGCTTCCCAGTGGTGGTGAGGCCCCGACTGATGATGGCCTGATCTGGCATCCGCTCATTCCCTTCGGGCGCTTCAACCACAAGAACTATGGCCCGTTGCGGTTCAGCCGCGACCACGCCATGAAGATGGTGGAGGCCCTGCGGGTGGGACTACCGGGTCCGATGGGTATTCCCATTGACGAAGACAACCAGCACCGCAAGCGGGCCGAAGGGGCCTATGGGTGGATTAGGGATTTATCCATCCAGGAGGACGGCCTATACGCTGGCGTGGAGTGGACGGAGGATGGCATCGCTGCCATCGAGTCACGCAAGCTGCCCTATCTGTCGGGCCACTTCATTCTCGAACACACCGATGAGATGTACGGCCGTGATTACATGGTTGTCGCGGCGGCCCTCTGCACGCAGCCGTTCTTCTTCGACCAACCAGGCCTGAGGGTCGCTGCGACTGCTTACCAGCTAATCGCCGATGAAGACGACAATAGTGAGGTGAATGCCATGTCTGAGACCGCACACGACGAGGGGGCCCAGGCTGCTGCGGCTGCCGATGAGGCGGAGGTTGCTGCTGCTCAGGCTACTGCTGACGCACAGGCCGCAGAGGCCGCTGAGGCAGAGCGAGTTGCTGCCGAGGCCCAGGCTGCCGAGACGGCCGAAGCCGAACGGGTTGCTGCCGAGGCCCAGGCTGCTGCCGACGCCGTACAGGCTACCAGCGCAGAGGCTGAGACCGTTGAGGTTCGTCTCGTCGCCGCCGAAGCCCGTATCGCGGACCTCGAAGGGCAACTCACCACGGCCCTCGCGGGTCTCGCCACTGCCCAGTCCAGCCAGCAGTTGACTGAGGCCGAGCAGCGTCTCGCGGCCACGGCGGTGGGCGACGGGCGGTGTTTGGCCCCGGTCGCCATCCGACTGATGGCTACGGCTGAGGTCCACCCGACGCCCGAGAATCTGCAGGCGGTCACCGCCCACATTCTGGCTCACGGCGGGCAGTTGGAGACCATGCCCATCGGCGACAAGCCGGCGCTGACGCTGCTGGCCACGGCGGGGCAGGTCACCGAAGAGGAGTGGTTGACGGCCTACCACATCGCCGACGATGCCAAGGCCGCCGTGCGCCGCCTCGCGGCCAAGAAGAGCATCGGTCTGCGCGCCGCTTATGACGAGTACCTGAAGAACCCCCGCGCCTAAGTGTGGGGATGGTGCAAGCAGAGGTGCCACGCACCTCCAGTGAAGGAGGGCCATCATGGCCACGGTTTGGGTACCGACGAAGAGTCAGACTGGCGGGTTCCCCATTGAGGCCGGTGAGGCCATTGCTGCCGGGGAGGCGGTCTCGGTTGGAGCGGACGCCCTCGCCTATGTGGCGGATGCCGCCGACGGTAACGAGCAGGTGCCCTGTGTGGGCTTCGCGGAAACCGACGCCGACACCGGTGACTGGATGGAAGTGAAGTACGAAGGCGAACTGCACGGTCTCAGTGGCCATACCCCCGGAAACCCGATCTTCCTGGGCTCCGACGGTGCTCTGGGGACCTCTGCCGGGCATGTCAGCCAAGTGGTGGCTTGGGCGCGGACGGCGACCATCGGCGTCATCGCCATCGAGCGCGTCACTGTTGAGCACGCGGATCACTCGTAGCAGCAGTAGGACCGCGTTTGCGGTCAAGGCAGTTGCTTTGGCAACTGAGTAGAGGAGGTACCACAATGGCCGGCAATCCCGGTGCCCTCACCACTGACGGCGTTCCGCTGGACCTGCTGCGCACTGAGGTCATGGACTTGGTGGAGCGCCATAATGAGACGACGCGTGACTGGATCGGTTTGCTCTGCGGGGCCCCGACCAACAAGACTACGGCGAACGTTCGTATCCGCGGGATGCAGTTCCAGCGCATGGGCAGCGATACCACTGAGCCCTTCGTCCAGAGTGTACCGCGTTACAGCGTGACCCTGAACGAGCCGGAGTATTTCGGCCTAGCCGGGGCCATCACGCAGCGGGCTTGGATGAAGGGAATGGACGCCGCCGAGGTGCGGGAACTGGGCGTCGAGTGCGTCAACGCCGACCGTCGCCTGGTCACCAACCTCATCCTGCAGGAGATGCTGACGGATGGCGGCTGGTATGCCCAGTCGCTGACGCCGCCCAACTTCAAGAACAACGCCTTCGACAGCACCCATGATCACTACTTGGGCTTCAACGTCTCGGGCATCCCGACGGCAGCCAGCATCGTCCAGGCGAAGCATCACATCACCGAGCATGGCTATGGCGATAGCCTGGTCTGCTTCCTGAACAATGACCAGATCAGCGAGTGGGAGCAGGACGCTGACATGGTGACGGCCACGGCGGAGATGAACAGTCCGCTGGTGCAGCGCCTGCTGGAGTTCGGCTATACGCCGTCCTTCCAGTTGTCGGGTGTCCCCATCATCGCCGAGGACTGGGTGCCGACGAACTATGGCGTCATGTTCTCGGTAGGTGCGCTGCCCCTGCGTTGGCGCATCGAGGACAACGCCGCGACGGCCAACCTGATGGAGTGGCAGAAGCCGGGCGATGCTCAGTACAACGTCTGGAATGAGTTCGTCCGTGTGGGGGCCGCCACCGTCGTCCTGCCGGGGGCCGGCGTCTCGATGTACTTCAACAGCGACACCTGGGCCGACGCCAGCCTGGACATAGCTGCGTAGCCCGGCGTTGTCTGTCGGGAGGTGCCATGCACCTGAGGTCGGCACTACCGACCTCCTGAGGGTAGGGACGGAGGTGTGACGTGGGCAAGGTCTACAACATCGCCGACACGCAGACCGTCGGGCACGGGGCTGCCGTAGCCTACTACGGGCCCAAGGGGGGCGGCGAGGCCCTCCACCTCGGCGAGTGGGAACAGGCAACGCTGGCCCTGGACCTCGACGTGGGAGATGGGTCGGAGTCCGTGGTCATCACCGTGGAGGGCAAGGCGGACGCCAATGGTGACTGGTTCACCATGCCCTTCCACGACCTGGCTGCCGCCGCCGATCAGTGGGTGCAGGCGACCAGCAAGACGCTCACCGCCGACGCCACGAAGGCCCTGTGCCTGGTGACGGTGTGGGTGCCATACCTGCGGGTAGGTGTGGACAACAATGGGGCGAACGATTGCCTCGTCACCGCTCACCTGATAACGCAGTAAAGAGAGTGAGTCTTGAGCAGCGTCACTGTTCGTCAAGGAGCCAATGCAATGAGTGTCACCGCCGAAGCCGTTGCCGCCGTGACTGAGACTGCCGTGCCGGGTGCCGTGCTGGCCTGTTGGGGCCTCAACACCTTCACCAGCAAGGCTGCGTTGTTGGAGGCCATCGTGGCCTTCGGCAAGCGGATGCAGAAGTTGGCCGGCGACCGCCGGGCCTTCATCACGCTGGAGCAGTCCACGCGCTATGGCCAGAATGCTCTGGCGGCGAAGACCCTGCGGGCTGAGGTCAAGGGCATGTCCGAGGCTACCCTAGCGAAGAAGCCGTTGGACGTGGCGGCGGCGATCCTGGCCATCGTCGAGGCCAATGCGCCCGACGACGACGAGTAGTATCCCTCAGTGGACGAGGAGTAGTACCCCTCAGTGGACGAGGAGTAGGACCTGTGCCAGCCCGCTACTGTAACTGGAGGGACGCCGCCGAGTTCATAGATGGCGACGCCATGGCCGCTGACCCAGCCAAGGGCGGCGAGTTGGCGCTGGTGGTTGAGAAGCTCTTTGAGAACCGGGTGCGCGGGGCGCTGGACCTGCCGATTGTCGAGGCGACGAGCCCCGACACCTTCGCCCAGGCAAAAACCATCTGTGCCATGAAGACGGCGGCGGAGTACATCCGCTACCGCATTCAGTCGCAGGGCACCGCTGAGAACACCTGGTACGCCGACCATCTGGACGCGCAGGCTGACCAACTGATAGAGCAGTTACTGGCCGACCTGGCCCCCGACGACGCCGTGGTGGCACCGAACCCGATGGCGACGTTGCCCTACAGTGGTGACCAGGCGCAGCGCCCGGCCGCCCTCTTCAAGCGGGCCAACGTTGCGACGGGGGGCGGACACTGGTGAGACCACTACAAAGGGGCAGAGGCTGGTGAGAGGCGAGTGGCGCGTCAGGCGACGGCCCGGAGGGCGTAGGCGACTGCGCCTCGTACTCAACTCCCAGCAGATCGCCCTCGTGGCCTGGAATAAGTACATGCACGGGGTTCGGTCACGGGCAGAGGATGTGTCCTGTACCTGGGATGCCGTGTTGAAGATCATCTACGAAGCCGAGAAGAAGGTCTTTGCTAACGATGGGCAGACCGCGGAGCACCCCCGGTGGGCGGCATTGTCCAACCAACCGATCCGCTTTCACGGCGGCGTCGGCTACGCGGACTGGAAGCGGGGGTACGGTGGGCGAGCGCACATTCAGGCCCATCAAGGCGGTGGGGGCATCCTCGAACTAAGCGGCAAGCTCCGTCGCCAGTTGACGGGTGAGGACCCGGCCTACCTGTTACAGGAAAATAGGCACCTGGAGTTCGGCTCCAACTACGAGACATTCTCCGGTGTGCCGGGACGCCCGCGCAGTCCGCTCGACCGCACCGATGGCAATGACATCGGCGGGATGCACGCCGAGGGCCGCAAGAACTACTATCCGATGCCCAAGCGGATGCCGATGCGGCTCGTGAAGCGCAATGTGAACG